GACCGCCTATACACGATATGCCAGACGGTCCCTCGGCTGAGAAACTGGATTGACAAGACCAGCGTAGACGAAGTGTGTACCATATTCGAGATCAGACCGCCTCTCCCGCCAGCTGAAGACGGTTACACCCAGGCTCAGGCCTGTGCGCACAACAAAGAAGTCCACGCCCTCAACGGCAACGTGAGGTTCCCGACGACTCAAACAGATGCTGACAAGGGTATAACAGACACGGCCACCATGTACGGCACGGATGCTGTCTCCGCCACCGAAGCAGCCTTCGACGAGTATTCGTGGTACGAACTCTTCACGGGTCTACCCTCAAGTCAGAACCCCAACATCACGGACATAGCAACAGCGACAATTTTAAGAGCGAATACAGCCGCAGCGAACAACACCATTTTCACTAACGAGGTGCTCCCACTCCCCAATACCGCATGTATACCACGTTCCCTCAGACCCGCCGACGGAGGAGAGCTTGTCGATGCTGATGTAACCCTCCCCAACGTGTGTTTCTCACCTACCAGCTATTATGCCCAGCAGTTGGTTCCGACCAAGGAAGCAGCCAACGTCGTCGCTGCAGCGGACGCCCTGACCAAGAACCTGGCGCGCAAGGACAACACATCCATCATGGGTTTCTACGCCGCTGACTTACCAAAGATAGTAAACCAAGCAGCACATCGCGGCTTCTGTCCACAGTCCATAGCTCTGAAAGCAACCCTTTTGGCCCATTACCTAACGTACAACACGACCACTACGAACACAACGGTAACTGAGTTCTCCCAAATAGATACGAATACATCCCCTGTGGCAGCAGGAAACGTACTCTCCTACAACGACTCAGCAGTGTTCGACGAGGACTGCGGAGGTACAGTCAACCCGCCGGTCCCTTTCTTTCCGTGTGCGGGGGAAGTTCCGATCCCTGGTCAACTGAACGGCGCAACGGGCACACTCTCATTCTTCATCAATCTACGTGCAATCCCAGCCTCTGAACCATATTGGGTAATTCCCCAAGGTATCCTCGAAGTGACAGACGACCCTCAGGTGGCGCTAGCACTCCTAATCATGCTGTTGTCCGAGTTTCCAGCTGTGATGCCGACTGTGGCCGTTGCAACCGTTGACATAGACGGAGCAAATCAGGAGTACCAGGACTATATACCCGCAATGGGCTATACTCGTATCCCAGGGCCCCGAAACCTGAACATACTCCTACCCAGGGAGGAAACCTCTACAAACCCTGTCACACAACAGCAGGCCAACGACCGTGTATATATGCAGCCCATGTCCGGCCCAATCGCTACAAGTACAATAGCAGCCGATGCACCTTTGAACGTGAGTTTTCGCGGACCGAACGGTCTAACACAGTATCGCCTAGTCGACTACATCTACGGATGGTTCGGATCCTTCGGCATCGAAACACTCCGATCCCTACTCTCATCATTGTCACACTACTTCCAAATGACGCCTTTCCTTGAGCAAGCTCGCGAACTCATATGTTTCCATTCTGTATTATACCCTGCTATGAACGTCTCCACCGCCGACGACGACCAGGTTTTCGCGGTTGGATCCGCTCAACAGGCAGCAGTTTCATCAGCTGCAGGAGTGAGATATTCCCCCTTGGGACAGAACTACCCAGTACCACCAGGAGATTACTTTGCCGGTGTCCCTTTCTACGAGCTTGACTTTGTGGCCTGGAACAAGGTGGTCCTATCTCTGGCAACAGCCCCCAACGCCCCAGCGTCACCCGGGGAAATACTACCATACTGGTTGACAATGCGGCAAGCAAACTCAACTGTCCTACTCAGGTCAATGACTATGGCAGCCACCATGCAAACGCACTTCAACAACCTCGGACTAACCGCACAGGCTTGGAATACCGCCTTCACCCAAACGGGCCAATCCTCAACTAATCCTATGGTGATATCCCACTTCGCACGGCCCGGAACCACACATCAGGCAGCACATCCAAAGTCACAGATGTCTACCGCCCTATCCAACTTGTACCATAAAACTATCGGTTCGCGACTCCAATATCTGCAGGACGGACGCCAGGTCAACGTCACCGTATTCGACACCATCTACCCCCCCAAGAGTCAAACGTGGTCGGTTTCCGCGATTGTGGTCGGAGGAGTGACGACACAGATGACCAACCTGCCACCGCACACGCTATGCGACACTTGGGTGCGATTCTTCTCGAAGGACGTCCCACTGTCTATCATGGCATTCCCACCCCCTGGCGGTGTTGACGGCACAGCGGGGTACTCGGGGGCAGACATGTGTTCTATCCAGCTAAACAATAACACGGCCACAGGGCTCGTTTCCACCAAATGGCAGCAGAACTACCTCCGGACCAACGCTATCAGGTTGGAAGACGAAAAAACAAAGTGGAACATGCGGATGATCCGTTGGTTTGCCAATGGCGTCATCATGAATTACCAGTCCGGTGCGGTACCCAACGTTCCCCCTGCAACATACTACCCCACACAAAGACCCGTCGTCCTTTCTAATGTTTGGTTCCCCGGCTTCGTGCAAGCAGATCCCACACTGCGGCTCACAGAGATCATGGCTATGGCTGACTCAAACGGCCAAACACTCTGGGTCTGGGCAGCCCCCAACCTAGTCCAGAACGTTCAACAGGCACAGATGCGGCGTAACCGTCTGGCCAATCCCGCATGGCTGATCAACGACGTCCTACCCCACGCCACCAACCCCAGTGCAGACGATGTCATTGACTCGGCCTGGACTAAGCTCTGGGTAACAGTCAAGGTCGACACGGCTAAAGATGACACAGCTAATTTAAACAACAAGCCTGGCGGCAAGGGCGGAACGCCAGCGGACAACTCGCCTGCGGCCGAAATGATCAAAGCGGCCCTTCAACAGAAACAGGAAGATTAAGTGCCCCCAGCGGGCGCTTACAGATGTCGGCACAAGACCAGCGCTACGTGGACTGGGTGTACGATAGTCTGAAGTTCTACGGAGACGAAAAATGGACGCCCTCTACATGGAGCTTATTGATTACACGACTCGGTATCAATGGCATAGACCAAGAGTCCCTCGCCCTGCAAAAGCAGACACCTCTCATTGCACCGATTGTTTTAAAGAGCTTTGATCAATGTTGGGTCTCTGCTGCAGCAGAGAAGTTCCGTCGGACACAGACGGAACCCGACCCCCCATCCTTCTCTCGTTCAGACCTGAACAAGTGGCCCACCTACACGGACGATGATTGGAGGAAGATGTTCCCACCGCGCACAAAAGCGGACATCGCCATCCGCCGCACCCGAATACATGATGCTCTGCTCTTTGCAGACAGGAAGGGGGTGCATGTCCCCACCATACTATGGCATTGCAGATGGCTTGACTACATAACGGTGATGAACCTGCTCTACGCCACCGCTATACATGGAAACGACTTCCTTGACCCCTTCGTACAGGCAGGAGCCCTCTTCTCAGTCGACGCCTTTTCCGACTTCTCGAAGACACTAAATCAGGCCTCCAAAACACGTCCAGGCGATATAGCCTTCCGACAACGCTACGCTGAGACTGGCGGTCTAGTCGGTTACCGAAACTTACCTTTTCCTGGGTTCGACAGGAAAGCCGAGGCTGCAAAGTGGGCCGCGGGTGGGAAACCACATGGACTAGTAGGTGATGACTGGGCTCGACGTTTCCGCGGGGCAGCACAGACCATAACTCAAAGCGCCGTACCTAAGACCGTGCCGTGGATGTCCCTCTTCGACTGGATTTCCTCAGACAAGTGGGTAACGGCAGGATCATCGAGTGAAGGTCGTGTGGACTGGACCGACGGTACAGAACATGGGAAGTTCAAAGCCAGGAAGAACTTCCTCCACGACATATACACGGACCAACAGCTCTATGAAATAGCAGTTAAGTCCATGGGCAAACAGGTCAACACTTCAATTACCAAGAACCAACTTGGTAAGGTTCGGCTGGTAGTGGCTTCCGATCTGGGAAACTACCTTGTTGACAGTTGGCTTGACTATCTGTGCGGCTCTGTGTACGAGAGGTGGCCTGGCTCAACCCTCAATGAAGACTTTAGACGTATGCACACGCGCCTCTTGTCAACATTGAAAAACCTCTTTGAAAGGTACGGGCTACCTTTCGACTACGCGGAATTCGACAGACAAGTTCAAGCGTGGGAAATGTCTGTCCTCACGGAAGAATACTTCAAGTGCGGTGAACAAAACGTACCACTCGACCAGAGACCTTTCTGGCGCATGGCGACGGCAGCGAGTGCAGCATCGTACTTCAACAGTGTACTGGTTGACACCGATAATGGTGACACCACTGAGTACCGCGTAACGGGAGGCCTCCCCTCTGGCCTCCGTCTCACGACAGTCATGGGCAACTTGTGGAATATGGTGATGACGTCAATTGTGCGCAACATCATGCTCGAGCTCGGAGTTCCCGCGTCGTACTACACCTTCGACCTTCGTGGCGACGACTCTTCAATCACGGCAGCTACATACTGGCAAGCTCTCTGCTTCAGAATGGGGTACCAAGCTGTGAACGCTATTGGACATGATCAAAAGTTCAGCGTACTGTATGAGTCCGTCGAGTTCCTCCGGGTGTGGTTTCAAGACAACAGGACTTTCGGGTGGCCAAACCGCTCGATTCCAGCACTGTCGCAGAGAAAGCCTTGGTCAGATGAGCCTTGGACCCCGGAGAGTCAAATTTCGGCGGTCGCGGCGGCGCCGCAAACAATCGTTCGGCGTTTAGACCTACAACCTGACTATTTCTATCCTCTACTCCGAGACATATGGACGAAGCAGAGACGTCTCTCAACGGCGTGGCTATCACTACCACGTCAGTTCGGGGGCCTTGGAATCTTCCCTTGGGACGGGAAATTCCCATCACGCGGTCTACCAAAAATAAGACCTCCAGACGTTACTATCACGAATGCAAATCCACAGCGCCTTAAGTACTACCTGACGACGTACGCCGACTTCACACCTGACCTCCCCACAATGATCAAGTTGTGGCGTGAAGACATGGCGAGCAAGTTGGGAGCGGACGACATTCGCGGTATATCACACCTCCTGAGGACACGGTACCAAGAAGACTTAGACGGTCTCAGGGTCAAGTGGGAAAACGTACCGAGGCAAAACGACATGCGGATGGTTCGCGTAACCGGCTTCGAAGCTCTCAAGCTCAGCAACATCCGACCGGATGATGTGCTCTTACCCGCACTGCAGGAGACTACAGATCCAGAATTTGGCAGATGGCGGAAGATGACGCTTGAGGTGGACAGAGCAAAACGCATTCTCCGAATAACGAAAGAGATGTCTCTCCGCGCTTGGATTCGACTACGTAATCCACAAATGTTCAGTTCCCTGGAATACTTGACGCGCCATGGAGTCCACATGACAATGGCCCTGGACTATATGTTCGGGGTGCTTCCCCCCGTCGACTCTACCACACTTCATCCTCTACTCAACAGGTGTCTCGTCAGTACCTGGACAACTCTTTTCTCGAACGCTCTATCTCACATACCAGCCGTGAGACAGCGGGACTTTCTTAGGTGGCTGATGGGCCGGTACTTCCCAGTCTGTGCGGACTCGCTAGCAGCAAGTCCATGCGCCAGGACGCTGTACAACTGGTAAGTAGGCAACGGGCAACGCAGAGCAATCTGTGGGTATTCGCAACACCCCCCACGTGAGCGGGCTATTAGCGCAGGAGCGG